GAAGCATACTGGGCAGGTAAAACAGAAGGCATGACTGCTAGAGCACTTGAGTCTTGTGCTCGCGGAACCATGTGGACTGACTACGAACCAACACCACTTACTCGTCAATACTTGGTTGAAAAAGGTTATCTCTCTAAATAAAGCTGCCTTACCAATTAAATATGCCAGAAGAAGTCAAGAAGGAAGAACCCAAAAAGAAAGGTCTTCTCGGTAAAATCAAGGAAGCGACAGATGATAAGGAAGAACAACTTGCAATTCTCTCTACTTTTGTCCGTCTTGGTATCCTTGTGTGGTCTGGTTCAATTCTCACTCTGGCATACATCAAACTACCTCCTGCACTCGGAATTCCTGAACAGAAACTTGATCCAACCTTCATCGCCAGTGTCTTTACCGGGGTCTTAGCTTCTTTTGGAGTTCAGACTGCAAAGAAGAATGGTGCTAATGGCGGCAACGGTGGTGGCGCTGCTATCACTAAGGACCAGATGGAGAAACTGATTGAGAAAGCAGCACAGACTGCACCACATCAGACTCTCCGTATCGAGCAGGCACCAGTAGTATTAAAGGTTGACAAGGCAGAAGAACCTTACAAGATGTAGACCATGACTAACAAACGATCTCCATTTAAGTGGGCAGCACTGACAGTAGGAACACTGTTCGGTGTTGCTCATATTGGTTTATTGGGACACTTGATTGGTAAGGATAAACTTCCAATCATAAATCTACCTGTAGGTAACTACACATCATATAGTGTAGATGCAGGCACGGATGGTTACAGTATACGATATAACGCCAATGATCCTAAGGTCATGGGTGTTACAAAGACATTAGACAAGAAGAATGGATTCTTTGGTATCGGTGGAACCACGAATCTAATCACAGAAGAAGAATATACAATGGATGGGGCAAGGCATCTAGGAGGTGCTGGGGGAAAGTTGACTGCTCAAAACCTGGAATGCATAAAAGCGGAGGGCGCTGGAGAATCAACCGGAAGGATGGTCGGTGCTAGTGTAGCATCAGGC